TTCCGCCGTAAGACTTCCGCCGCCTCTTATCTGACTCCACAAGCCCAAGAATTTGTTTGCGGGTGATTGTGTGCCCTGCCCCAGCACTAGCTCGCCTTCACGCACGGCCGAGCCGGGGTCAAAGATTTTGGCCAGCAAGTAGATCATGTGCAGGTCAGCGGCCTTGCTGTTGTATTTCGCCGCACTCTGCAATTCATTGTAGGCCTCATCAGATATACGCCAGTCCTTCGCGACTTGGGCGTTGGAGAATTCCTGTTGCAGCGGCTGACTGTAACCCTGCGTAAGCTGTTGCACGGTTGCGCCACCACCAATGTCCTTCACACCGCCAGTCGGCGGTGCCGCTGATGGCCGCCACACCACGCGACCATCAGGCAGCTTCGTAATTCCTTCCGGCAGCGCTGGCGCTGTAGCGGCGGCCGGTTGTCCTGTTGCATCGGCAGTCGATGGCAAGCGGTTCGTCGGCACCTGCGAGGCAGGAATCGCCGATGTTTGCACGCCGCTTGAAGCGCCGCCCATCATGCTCTGCGGTGAGAATAAACCGCCGGCGCCCGGTTGCGCGGTTGCGCCGGGAAGCGGCGTCGTCGCGCCCGCTGTCGGCGGATTGAATTTCGACGTGCCGCCCTTGCTGTAGTAGTTGGCGGCAAGGTGCTGGTGGATTGCTTCAAGCCCCGGATTGGCCGCTTCGCTCGACATGCCGACAACCATCTGGCCGCCAAACTTGTCGTTTTGCAACTGATGCTTGGTCGGATTCAGGTCGTAGTATTTCTGCGCCAGACTGGCGAGCGACTCATTGGGTTGCTGATTTGCCAGAATTTGCTGGTTTGCAATCTGCAAGTCGTTGGCGTTCTTTTCCTTGCTGCCGTAGCCCTGCGTCGGAATTGCCATCGGGCTGCCGATGCCGATTGGCCTGAAGCCGGCCGGGACTTCGTCTTGGATTGGTGCGCCGCTGTACGCATTGCGTTGGCCATCCTTTGTCACCACGCTGATGGTGCGGCCGGTGCCGTCGCCGAACACCATCGAGTAAGGCGCTTTGTCCTCATGTTGAGGCGCCGGCAATTTGCCTTCAATCTGCCCCATCTGCTGAAGGTAGCGCGGTGAACCCGGCAGCGCCGGCGCGATGGACAAATCCTGCTGGCCGCGCGACGCATAAACACCCTTGGTAAAGTCCTCTGCGGACTTGCCGAGTAGCGACGAGCCGCGCGTGACTGCTTCACCAAACCGGGTCTTGGCGCCGATCAACTGCGTTTCCTGCTCTGGCGTCCACGCGGGGCCGGCTTGTCTTTTTTGCTCCGTCAGGCTGTCCAGTTGGGCGGTGGCGTCGGCGGCGGCTTGTTTGGCGTCCAGTTCGTTTTGCAACTCCATGCGCTTCTGCGCGCTGGTCTTGATTTGCTCACCGGCCACCGCCGCGTGCAGCATCGTCTGCGGGCCATTGGAAATCGTGTTGCCAAGCTGGGCCAGCGCGTCGCCGATGGTGTTGTCGGGGATATATTGAAGGGGCATAATTTTATCCGCTGGTTAAACCGTGCCGCCGCCACCGATGCCGCTGAACATGCTGGCACCGGCGCCCTTGCCGGCGATCCCGGCAAGCGAGTTGGCAATGCCGCCCCACGGCGACGGCGTCATCTGGATTTTCTGCGGTTCGACCTGCTTGGCGACGTTGTAGGCCGCCAGATCACCGCGCCGGTAATTATTATAAAGGTCGATGCCCTGATTGCCGGTCTGGAATTCCTTGTTGACCGTGTTCTGCAAACCGAATTGCGAACCGCCGTAGGATTGGATTGTAGCCAATGCGGCAATGCGCTGACGGGCGTCGGCCGCCGCCGTGGCCACGCGGCTGGCGATGGCGCCCTTTACTTCCGGCGCGGCGTTTTGCTGTCCCGATAGCAGCATGTCGCCGGCAAGCTGGTCCGGCGTTTGTCCCGGCTGGATCGCGGTTGGCGTGATGTCGGTCTGCACGCGCTGCTGTTCGGTGGTCTGCTGGTCTTTCTGCGTTTGCGCCGAAATCTGGTCGGCCGTCTGCTGCTGCGCTTGCTGCGCCAATGCCCGGTTGGCGTTGTCGCGCGCGGTCGCCTCTTGCGCCTGCTGGCGCTGGTAATCGACCCAGCGCTGGTTGGCCGCCATCTGTTCTTCCATGGCGGACTGCTGCTGCGAATAATTAATCAGGCCGCCGGCAATCGAGCCGACCAGCCCAATCATCGAAAGCGGGTCACACATAGGCTTATGTACTTCTTACGATATTGATGTTGCCGGTCCCGGTCGGCGAGGCCGGGTTTAGCCCTTGGCTGGTGTAGTAGTTGTTTGCATAGCTGTTGGCAGCGCTGATGCCGCCGACCGCAATCGGGTCGAACATGGCGCCGAGCGGGTTGAGGTTGGGCGTCGAAATGGCGCCCTGCTGCACCATGCCGGTGGCGGTGTTGGCGGCCACGGTCGGATCTTCCGTAGCGTATAACTGATTGATCGCCTGCTGCTTTTCGTTGCCGATTTGCGTTCGCAAGGACGCCGCTTGCGCGTCGGCGGCGGCTTTGAGGCCGGCTTGGTCGGTGAGGTTTTGCGTATTGAGGCGGCCAGCGGCATCGACGGCGGCAGAGGAGTTGAGTGTCCCGGCGCGCGCCGTGTCGTAAGTGAGCTTGTTTTTTGCCAGCGTGTATTGGTTTTGCAGTTGCGGCAGCGTGTAGTCGAGCGAGGCCTGCTTGTATTTGTTGAAAAACGCATCATCGAAATTACCGGCAGAGAAAATATCGTTGACCTGCTGCGTGCCTTGCTGCAAACGCGCCTGCCGGTCGGCTTCCTTTTGTTTGGCTTCCGCCGCCTGCTGCATTTCAAATTGCATCATCTGGTCGTTTGAAGAATGAGATTTTCCGCCCATCACAGCACCTTTCGCATGACGACGCCGATTTCTTCGGCACCGAATTTTTTGAACAGATTGACCAGCGTCGGCATCGCTGCATGGCCACTGGTCAGCGGGATATGCGCGCAAGTGGCGCCGTCAGATTTCATCAGGTCCATGCACGCTCCCACCAGCGCGCGGCCAACCGGCGTGCCGCGATAGGCCGGTAGCGCATACAGTTCGTCCATCACCGCCAGCGGCGTTGCCGAAAAGCTTTCATCGAAATGGTAGGAAATCACGCCGACGATTTTGTCACCGTCAACGGCGATGATGTGCGGCGAAAAGCCTGAGCCGATGGCGCTGGTGAGATATTTTGTGCAGACATCGGTGCTGAATTGCAGCGCCGGCTGATAGTGGCTTTCATTAAAGAAAACTTGGAACAGTGCTACCAGTGCCGGAATGTCCGCGACGCTCGCCAGCCGCAACTGGATTGCCGGTTTGGTCTGGGTTCGCTCTGCGGCGGTGCTCATCACTGAGCCACCTGTAAAGGGTAAAATCTTCGCCGCGCCGACCGGAGGAGCGCAATACGGCTTCCGCAACTGCACCGAATTGGGCAACCCATCGGCCCACATCCTCTCTGTGAGCGAGCGCCCGGCACTCGATACGGTGGTAGCCGTTTTCCAGTACAAGCGGGAGCATAAACCGCTTGACGTGCCGTGTCATCGTTAACAGCGCGCGCGGCCATTGGTCGGTGCCGAAGGCGAACGCCGTGCCGACGCCCGGCCACATCGGGCACAGCCCCCAGACGCTTATCGGTTCTGCGTTCTCGTCGCGCGAAACAAACGCCGCCGACGCATACCCCATCACCCTTTCGGGCAAATACAGACCGTCCGGCGATGATGTCGCCGATAATTCGACGCGATCCTGCTCGCGCAGGTTCGCCGCGACGTAGGCCACCGCGTCGAAGGTCGCCGCTTCGACGCGGATCATCCCGTTTCAGCCTTTTCATAATGCACGATCATGTTGGACAGCGTTAAAGGCCCATTGACCGATGAACGCATGCGCAGGCTCATATGTGTTGAATGTCCCTGCATCGGGAAGCGGCCCTTCAAAAACGTCGGGCCGGTGAATTTGCCCAGATAATCCTCTGCGGTGTCATTGTCCGGGTCATAGGAGGCATACACGTCCCACTCGCCGGTACAGGCCGCATCGAGGCCGTGGAACACCTTGAAGGTGGCCGGCTCCTCGCCGGCGTGGAACGGGAACACGATTTCAACCGGACAGGTGTCGTAAACCACGCCGGTATCGGTGGCGCCGCCATAGGCATAAATGTTGTTATTGCTATCGCGCACTACGACGTGCTTGCGGTAGGTGGTGGCGGCGACAATGTTGATGGGATTGCCGCTTGCATCGGTCGGGTCGTACTGCGACCACGCCGTCACCTTGGGGCCGGGAAACGCCGACAGGATATAGACGCGGTCTGGCAAGATGATCCAGAAGCGCCCCGTCACCGGCTGCAACAGCGCGATGATGCTGCTCATAAACCCTGTTCCCTGATCGCGCAGCAATTGCTGCATGACCGGGTCGAGCGGCGACCCGACATCGGACACCGACGCCGCCAGCGAGGCGTTGCGCGCGCGCAGCGAGCGGATGCCATCGGGAGCAATGTAGAGCACGTCACCCGACCCGTATTGCAGCACCGAACGCGGAGCGATGGTGCCGGCCTGTCGCAGCGTCTGGTCGTATTGTGTTTGCAGCGGGTCCGGGTCGATTGACCACAATTGCGTCGCCGTCGATGACAGGATGGCGAGCTTGTCGTAATAAACTTCAAGCGCTTGGCAGTCGGTCATGTCGCTGTCCTCAAGCGACAGGTCGATGAATCCCGACCCGGTTCCGGCCCAGTCATCGGCGGCGCCGACTGCGGAAAAATACATCACCGAACCGGCGACCGTGAACATCTTGGTTTTATAGGTGCGGCAATAATATCCGTTGGCGCCCGCCACGCTGACGCCGTTATAGAAGTGCTGCACCGCGCCATTGGTATCGACCACAATGGAGAACACCTTATTATTGAACAGGTCGTAGTCGAGGATGTACGAAATCCCGCCGGTCGCGAGTTTCAGCGTGCCGACCGTCCAGTCGGCCGGCGGCTCAACCACGCCGGGGCCGTTGGGACCGAACACATAAAGTTTCTGGTTGACCTCGATCAAACCGCTGCTGGCCGGGTCAACGGTGGCAAATTTCACAAACGCAAAGCGTTTTTCGATTTCACCGCCCGGCGTCAGATGCAGGTTTTTCAGCGAGCGCAGCGTGCCGACCGGGGCGGTGAGCGAGGAGCGGCGCAGGTCTAGCCCGGCGGCAAAATTGTTGATGATGTAATACGCCATCGCGCCGGCCTATGACGGGATATAGTCGATGCCCGGCACCGCGTAATTGTAGCGATAACGGCCACTGGTGTAGTCGCGGCCGGCTGATCCTCCCATGTTGAAGTTTGTGCGCTTGTCGGCGCCCTGATTTGCCAACAGCCGGCGCAGATAATTCTGCGCTTTGAGCAACTTCAACTGCGCCGCTTCCACTTTATTGGTGGCTAGAATTTCTGCCGCCGCAAACAGCACGATGGCCTTGCTGTCGAGGATGCAAACGTCATCGTCGGCGACCAGCGGATTGCACGGTGCCGAACCTGCAAAACGCAACTCGCCGTTGACGTTTGGCGTCGGCAAAATTTGAATATGACCGACCGGATTGGTGACGCCGCCGGTGACAACGGCCATGTTGCCCCAGCGCAGCGGCGTTCCGGCCGATGCGTTGAGCCTGACATCGGTGGCCCGAATCCCGTAGGCCAGCGGCTTCCAGTTGCTCCCGTCGGTGCTGAAGTAAATCTGGTTGATCTGATCAAACGGCATATCCGCCGGGTAATCGAACACCGACTGTCCGGCGTTGACGCTGTAATCGACCCAGTAGCGCAGATGCGGCCAATCGTAATTGGCCCACAACTCGCGCTGCTGGCGATCCAGTTGATTATCCTGCGTTGCCTGCGACTGCACGCCTTGCGCCGGGTTGAGCGATTGCCCGGTTTCGGCGCGCAGATCACGCCGCAAGTCGATGAGTGCGACCCCGACCGGCATCAGGCTGGCGTCGGCAGCGTCGGACGCGGATGCTTGCCGGGCTTGAAGGCGGCAGGCGCCGGTGACGGCGGCTGTTCTGGCGCCGGTGCGTCATCCTCCTCCTCATCGTCATCGCCGGGATGGTCGCCATTGCCGTTACCGTTGCCGGTAGCGGCGACCTGTTCGGCCAGCGGAATGCCGTCACGGTCGGACAGTGGCAGGTTTTCGCTGTGCGCCGGCATCAGCGTTTCCATCAGGAAGGCGCGGCCGGGGAATACCCGCTCGACAATCATGCCGTACTTGGCAATCAGGCGGTCCTTTTCGATGCGCGAATTGATTTCGGCGATGCTGATGGGCTTGATGTCGTAAATGTTTTCTTCGCCGTGCAGCGCGGTCAATACCTGCACCTCCGGCCATGACACCGCATCCTGCGGGCTGAAACTGACGTGCGTCAGATTTTGGCCGGAGAGGTTTACCCGGCAGGTACACCAGTGCATTTTCATTTTGGCTTCCTTTACAAAGTTGACCGCCGGGCCGGGCTTGGACGGCCCGGCGGTTCCCCGTCAGGCAATGTCGATGACAAGGGCGCTGTTGAGGCGCCTTGCACAGAGTTGCCCGGTGGAGGTGATGCCTCGATAGATGAGGTACTTATCGACGGGACGCGACGGCGAGTGTTGATGCTTCCACTCGTCCTGCATCTTGACCAGATAGATGTCGCGATTGTCCCACCAGTAGCAGCGCTTGTTTTTGCCGAGTGCGTCCAGCGAGGGATCGTATTCAAAGTCAGTGCCCATATAACTGATGGTTCCGACCGATACGTCCTTGCCGCCGGCAAAGCCCTGCATCGAGTAGTTGCCGTTGGCGCGCAGTTCAACTTCCAGCGCGTTGAGCCAGTCGCTGCCACACAACGCGGTATTCGGCTTGCCACCGTAGCGGGTGAGTTGCCGGTACTCGTTTTGCAGCTTGGCAATGAGAACGCCGCCGCCGGTTGCAGACGACGCAATCGGTGCGCCGCCCCACGCCGCCAGCGCCGGGGTGCCAGTGACCGCTGACCCCATCGCTGTCGTATAGGCCCGGTTGCGCCACCAAGTGTAGGTCGCACGGTCGAGGCCGGCGACGATGCCGGTGCCGGGTGCGTCGGTGACAAGGGCGGCCATTCCCGCCAGCGCTTTCGGGTCGGCGGTGCCGTTGGCCCAGAGCAGTGCATTAAGCGATTGCGCGTAGCGTTCGCTGATGTCCTGCAATGCGTCATCGAGCAAACCAACCAGCACGGTCACGTCGCGGCCACTATGGTCGCTGGTGTCCTCGCCGTTGGTGTCCACCACGCTGATGCCATCGGCCTTAAGTTCCGAGTGCGTCAGCGTCAGACCGATGTGATGTTCCTTCCAAGGGAACACCGCCTGTTTCAAGTTGGCTGGCGTGTAGTATTGGACCTGATCGTCCAATTGATAGCCGACCAGCTTGTCGTTGGTGCCGATGCTCCCGGTGTTGCCGTAATCACCTTTCACGGAAACGATGATGTTGCCTTTGCCACCGGGGAACGTCTTGGCCTTGCTTTCCATCATCGCAAGCAGGGGCTTTTCCTGAATTGCCTGCTGGAACGCAGTGCCTTTGTTGAGCCAGTAGTCGAGTGCAGCCGTTGTGACATTGTCGAGCATCGGCTGGGTAAAAGTCGGCATTGACGTGTGCCCTTAAGTGTCAGGGCCGCGCCCGTTCCATCGCTTGTACGACAGCATCCCTCAAACTGTTGGGCTGGGGCGCGGCGCCATTGGTGCGGCCAGTGCTGCTGGGCTGTCGTGATGTTGGACGTTTCGGAGGAGTCCACCGAGCGCTGTGCTCGTTCACCCGCCGATACGCTTCCTTTGCGATTTCTACGGCGGCTTCCGGCGAGGGCGGTGCGCCGCGTTCGCGCACCACGCTCCACATCACTTCCTGTAGCAGCGGTTTTTTCGTTGCATAATCCGGGTCCGACTGCGCCGTCGCCGTTTCCCACGCATTGACTCTGTCACGCACGGCTGTCTGAAGCTGATACTGGGTTGTCGCTTGCGTATGCGTGTCGAACTGTTGCGCTTGGCGCAGGCGCTGACTTTC